CAAGGGTGTTACGACCGTAACGTGTCATAACACCCTTGGTCTTTGCGAAGTCTTCTGGACGTGGGATCGCGTCTGTAAGAACAACTGGAACGTATGGGCAGTAGAAGTAACCTGTATCGCTTGCGCCAGTTCCCTTGAAGCCAACAAGGATCTTGTTTGCAGGAACGTGTGCGCTTACATATACGCGGTACTTACGGTTAAGTGTACCAGCCATTTCGGTGCCTGTGTAGATTCCGTCTGCAACTTGGCCGTTTGCATCGTACTTGTATTCCGACTTGAAACCTTGCATCGACTCAAGGATGGACGAAACTTCCGAAGAGCAGACAAGGAAGTTTGCATTACCCATAAGAGTCTTCTTCTTGATTTGGGCTGAAACGTCATTGATTGTCTTGATGAGAGTTTGGTACCATTCACCTTGGTTTGCGAAGATCATTGGACCAACGCTGAGTGTCGAATTCTGTGTGATTTCTGTACCGTTGAGCTTGTTGACCAAGCGGCCTGGGGCTGCTGACCAGAAGTAACGTGCTGCGGATCCTTGTGAGAACAAGTCGTGAAGGATTTCGTTTTGAACGTCGGTAGAAAGTGCGCGAGTAAGGATGTCGTTGATTTCAGCTTCGAAATCCATTGCAAAGTACGCTTCTGCATCTTGCGCCATTTCTGGGGTGATCTTTGTGCGGAGCTTGCGGCTCGTTGTCACAACGTTTGTGCTCGACACGGAGATATCCATTTCTGGGATAACTGGCGATGGGGACACCGCAAGATCCGATTCAAAAGATGGAAGGGTAAGTGACGAACCGTCAGAGTTCACTTGGAGTGTATCTGCAAGTGCTGCGCCAAGGGTAATTGTACCTGATGGTGCTGCGCCTGTGTTGCTAAGACGAAGAACGAAGAGAAGGTGTGTACCGCTGTATGCGTTTGCAGTGAAGCGTGCGCCGTCCCAGTCACCGCGAATGTTTAGTTTGCGGAGATTGTGGATTCCAGTTCCACCTTGGTAGTTAGCACCCCATTCAACTGCACCACCGATGCTCGAAAGAGCACTGATTGCAATTTGGTCGGTGTTCGAAAGATCGACACCTGGGATTGCTGCTTGGAGAGCCGAAACAGCTACGATTGCGAAAGTGTAATCAAGTACATCTTGTGTAAGATCGTCTTGAACCTTCATGTCATAGTCAACGAAACGAGCGTTGTAACCAACGAAGTCTGCTGCTGCTGCGACTGTTTTTGTGGACAACCAAGTTGTACCAGAGGTCCATGCGCCGTAATCTACGGCTGCAAGGCCAGTTGCCTTTTTGTGAACTTTGCTGTAGCCGTAGCCTGCAAGGTCATACTGACCACCAACTGCTGTTGCTCCACCTTGGAGAGCAGAACCCTTTGGATTACCAAGGATTGAATCTGCTTTCTTATAGGTTGCATCTGGTGTACCTGTAAGATTGATGTCTGCATCTGCACCAACGTTATTGCCGTAGCCATAGTCGATGTAGAAGATCAATCCGTGTGCCTTGTCAAGAGCGTGAACTCCAACGAGGTCCATTGCGAAGAGGCTTTCCATAAAACGACGAACAATTGGGAATACCATTGTTGCGTAGCCTACGAAGTTACCCGATGCAACGCCTGCTGCTCCACCAGTGGAGATAGCATTCGATTCCGAAAGGAAGCTTGCTGTTTGGTTTTCAAGAAGCTGCGCAAGGTGTCCTTGGCTCTTCTTCGAGAGACCCTTAAGGAGACCAATTCCCTGCCACTTGTTGATCAAACGATCGTGTTCCTTGGAACGCTTTGACTCAATGCTTTCATTGAGTAGTGCTTGAATATTTTCTAAGTTTGCCATTTCTTTATACCTTATGTTATATAGTAGATTTCTGTTCTAATTTCACTTCATTTTTGCGAGAGATTGCATACGAGTTACAAATGGATCAGCGGATTCATTTAGATTCGTTGCTGCATCGACCTTCGCGCTCTCAGAAATCGTGCTATTTTCAGTACCAGCCGTGGCCATACCGCTTCGAGCAGCCTTATCATTTTGTTGTTTGTGAGCGACAATGCGATTGTAAATTTCTTGTACTTCCTTGAGGGAATTTCCTTTATCAAGTGCAACGACTGCTGCTTTCTTTTCAGCGGTTGTTACAATTGCTTCTTTAAGAAGAAGCTTGTTTAGAGAAATTGTCTTGAAGTTATAAAGTTCAAGTTCATGCTTCTCAACACGTGCTTCTTGGATAATTGATTTTGCTTTTTTGATTGTTTGAAGAGCTTCTGCAATCACGAGGGCGTCAGAGTCGCCTTCGCCAGAACCTTCAAATGGCGAGGATCCTTCTGGCTTCGCTGGTTCAACATGACCTTCTGGGTCGAGGTCAAACTTGAGATCAAATTCGTTGCCATTCTTTTCGCCAGCAACATCGACATCAAGGCTATCAAGGCTGATGCCATGATCTTCAAGTTGTTTCTCGAAATCGCGAAGAAGAGCTTCGATATCGAATCCTTCGCCTTCGCCTTCACCAGCAGATGCGCCATCAGCCGACGCACTGTCATCTGCATCAGAAGAACCAGCAGAACCGTCAAGAACGGAAACTTCGTCGTCTTCATTGAGATTCAAAGCTGCGTGGAAAAGAGCAATCGCTTCTTCAAGAGCAGTTTTTTGAGCAACCGAATCAGAGGCAGCAGCAGTCGCACCTTCTTTGTCCCAGTCACCGTCTTTTGACTTTTCGCCAATGTCTTCGGTTCCTGGATCCTGACCATTAAGTTTATTCTGCTTTGCGTCTGCTTCCTTTTTGGCCTTTTCTGTATCAAGACCGTCGAAGGTAACTTCGGTTTCTTCAAAGAGATCCTTGAGTGTTTTTCTGATTGCCATATTCTCTCCGTCAGTTTTCTGATTGCTTTCTACGTTGTAACTATTTTGCTCCAATGCACTATTCAATTTTTCATGTACACTATTTTGTATCTTTTCTGCTCTTTTTTTACAAAGCACTAAATCTCTCGATTCAATCATGCCTTTTTCAAGCAAATCTTGGCCTTCTTCGCAAAGTGCAATTAAACCAAGTTGGATATTTTCTGCTAGTGTTGGACTCATCGAAGTAATACTTTTTTCCTTTTGAGAAAAATATTCGACAAGCTTAAGGAACTTCCCCTTGGCTCCTTCCGCAAGAGCGGAAGCCGAAGGATCGGTTGCGGCGGCCTGCAAATCGTCTGATGCAGGAACAGGTTCAGGATTGGTTTCAACCACTTCAGGAGCCACAGCAGCAGGAGCTACAAATGAATCAAGTGCCTGGATGACTCCATTTGGCTTAGTAAATAAATCTTCGATTGATACAGTGATCATCCCTGTCGCATCAGGTAGAGGAATGTTTACAGAATGTTCATCAGAAGCGATTGGATTAGCAACATCGGTTGCTTTTTCTTCTTCGCTTGCTGTATCTGTAACTTCTACGCCACCAGCAATTGGATTTACTGGTAATGTTCCTACATTGGTATCAAGACCAGAATCAGCACTTACAGGTTTATCACTTGGTTCTTCTTCAATTGAAAAAGAGGAATCCTGTTCTTTCAACATTGTGGAAAAATGATTTTCCATAGTTTTCTTGATCAAAGGAGACAGTTCTTCCATCAATTGTTGTTTAACTGATTTCTCTGCGGCTTCTTTAAGCTCTCGTGCTTCGATTATTGCTTCTTGTAATAGATTGGGATTTTTCATTTAATCAACCTTTAGGTTCCGAACTTCCATATTGGAGATTGATAAGTGTTTGCGAAGCAATAAGCTTTGAAGACTTATCAGGCTTGTTGGTTGTTGGTCGTGCAGGGAATGGAGAACCTGCACCCTTTTGTCTGTTAGTAAGCTCAACTCCAATTGCAGGAACGGAAGAAGGATCAACTCCTACCGCTGGGGCTGCAATGTTTGGAGCATATGGAGAACCTGGTTTACCGCCGCCGCCAACTTCAACTTCATCCAAATTAGGAGCGTTACCATAATCTCTTGGTACTCCGTCTGGGAAAAATACAGTATCGAACTCTGGTGGATAACCACCATCGCCAAGAACTCTTTTAAGAAATTCTCCTGCGATTACGTTATCTGCATCTGCTCCAAGTTGACTCAGTGGAGACCTTGGATACGCTAAAGCAAGAGTAGCCGCATCTGATGTCCCTAAACCAAAAGCTTGTCCTGGTTTTGGAGGAGTCGCGATTGGATATCTTCCTCTGTAATTTTTTGCCATCGTTTTAGCACCTCTTAAAAAACACGTACCGTGTTAGCCAATAAGTACACTCAAACGATTCTTATTCATGATTTGTCGAACATATTTTGAAATTGTTCTACAAGTTCGGCTGGAAACATATCTTCAAACCGTTCTTTTTCTTCCGAGGTATATCCGATTTGTTCAATTTCTTGTTGTCGGACATAAGTTGTTTGCGCTGTATCTGCAAGTAAATTCAAAAAAGTAGCCTCTTGACTATTCTGATTTGATTTAACGGAAACGTTAGAACGAATCATTTCTGCTAAATGATTGCCAGTAGCCTTGATAGAGTTTGGTCTACCAGCACTTGTTTGCATTGAAGAACCAGGAGCAGATAATTGAACTTTGCCTTCTTTGACTAGTTCTAAGATTGCTTCTTTTACAATATCTTTTAGCTCTGTACGATTCATTATAAAAACTCAAACTAAGGCTAATGATAAAAATCAAAAACCTGAAAGATAACGCTTAATTCTATCTTGGATGAATTCTTCGCGTGATAGGACTTTCTTAAGCTCTGCCTCAGTAATCTCGCGGGCTTCTTTAAACATGTTTGCTCCATGTGTAGAAGGTTCCGTTACAAAGTCCCAGCAAATAATATGAAGATCGTCTTGAACGAAGTTCGCTCCAGAGTGTTGTTCAACAGAACCAATAGCTCTTGAGGAAATACCAACCGTCGTTCCACAATCAAAGAATACCTTGAGAATATTACCCTTTGGAGTTGGGAGGATTCTTACTCTTCCCATTACATCGTCGCCTTCAAACCAAATATCATCAAAGATGTGAGAAACTCTTTCAAACTCGACAGTTGTATTATCAACGTGATCAAGTTCTCCATAAGCTTTCTTGAGCTTTACTTTTTCATCAATATACTTTTGAATCTTCGGGAATAGAATTTCTTTTGTATAAACTCTTCCGTTATGGTTCTTAGCATTTGCACGCTGGATGACTCCTGTTACAACAATTTCTCCGTTTTTACATTCTTCTGATTTAACAGGGTTATATGCAAAGTCGGCTGTTTCTTTAAGAAGAAGTAATCCTTTATGATCAGTAGCAGAATTTTTTATTAATTTATCCATTTCAAGACTCGCTTTCCTTTAGGGTGCTTGCCTCTTGTAATTCATTAACCAAGCCAACAAGGCTTAGATGGAAGGCCACAAAATCGTCATTCATGTCCTTGTTTGAATAGCTTGAAATTTTAGTAAGGGTTTCAGACAAGAAAACTGCATAGTCTTCTTTTCCTTTTGAGGCGGCCTTACCTCGTTCACTATCAATAAAGGAATAGGTTTCTTTTCGTATCTCGTTCAGCTTTCGATTGAATTCTATAGAACGTTCACTTACGTTATCTTGTACAAAAGTCCATTCCTTCAGAATGAATCTTTGAACCTCATTAAGTTCTTTTGAATAAAGCTCGTTGAACTTATTATTCATTACATGTACAACAAGCTGATCAATGTCTGTTTTTTCAAGTTCAAGAACATTTTCGTTTACCTTAGAACATTCAGCGGGAGCTAGAAAAAGCTGTACAAAATAATCTTCAAGCCTTGCAACTTCAAGAAGAGATACCCCAGGACGTCCCATCCAATGAGAAACAAGAGTATGTGCAAGAGCTGCATTTCGGTAAAAACCAGGGTTGATTTTACGGTCATAAAACTTATCGTCTTTTAATCTTGCAACTTCAGCAATAAGTTTGTTTTTACTGCTTTCACACGATTTAAGATTAATAGTCTTTGCGACTTCCTCAAAACGATGCAACATTTTATATGCAACTTCTTGAGTTTTAATTCCTCGAAGTTCTGATAAGTTTTTTATAAGTTCAAATTCAGAACAGAGTTCCCTGTTACCAAACAAGTGCTTAGCTATCGTTTCTTTGCTGGCCTCAACATTCTTATTCTCTAGAATAATGTTTGCCATATGAAACGAGAAAAACTCCCAAACGAGGAGAAGATTCTTTTTTTTATTATGCTTGAATGTAGCCATGCTTATCCAGACGCAAATCAAACTCTAAGTACATAAGCGAAATCTAAAAATTGTAAACCAAAGCAAGAACCATCACTTGAAATCAGGTTTTTTCATTCAAAAATGGGAGCAAATCAAAGCTAAGCTGATTTGTTTCTTTGTTTTCTTTTAGTTCAGCCTCTTCAGTAAGCATAATTCGGCCATCAATTGTTCTTGTTATCTTCTTTGTTGTATCGAATTTCTTAAAGCAGGAAACAACTTCGTTTCTCAAATAAAAGGTCTTTGTATCATCAAAATCATCAGTTTCTTGAATTTCTGTTTCTTCGAAAGCAAGAGAAGGCTTGAATTCATTTTTTAATCCAAAGACATCCTTTGTATATTTGTTGTTTGGTGATAGCATTTTTCCAAAATCAGGCATTGCCGTATCCCGCGCCCCTGTTCCAACAGGAACTCTCCTACGGGCATTATGACGCTCAGAAGCAACATAAGAGGCTCTAATTGGCTTATTATCGCCGTTTGCACCACCAAGATAAGAGAAAGGATTATCTTTGATAACCTTGTCTTGTACTTTTTGACTTGGTGCAATTGGTACTCCATTGGCATCAATAGCAGCAGACGGCGAATCTTGTGGGCCTCTTGCACCACTATCAGGGACACTATAGCCTTTTGTATCAAAATTATCTGTTACCTGGGCATTCTTTGTTCCGTCTTGAACAGCAATACTTTGTAGCTCGTTGTCGCGAAGCTTATCGACTCTTTGACCTCTTACAATTGATGCAACTTCTTCGTCGCCAAGTTCGAGAATATTTTTCTGAAGCCAATAAGAATCAACAATGTTTGTGTCTTTCGCATTTGTAATAATGGTGAATTTTGTTTGCCAAAGAGCAAGCCTCTGTTGAACTGCTACTGAAGAAGGATTCGAAAACCTGAATTTAAAGGCTGTCAAATCTTCTCCAACGAAACCTTTTGCGTACAAATGAATTGCCGCGATTTTTTCAAACTGAGAAATAATTTCTTTTTGTAATGCGGCAATCGTTCTTGAGAATCGAATATCTGACTGAGCTAATGTTGCTTTACTACTAAGATTGTCATCAAAGTTAAGATAAGCTTTTGGAACACCAAGACCAGAGAGCATTTTGTTTTGAAGATAAGCAATGTCCTCTACGTTTGTCGCGTTTACGTTTGCGGGCAAAGTATCAATCTTAATAAGAGGAACACCGTTTCTCATTGGGATGAAAATATCTTGCTCGACAGAATTTGGATTAAATCGATAATCCATTCTTCCTGTAGCATCATCAGTTTTGCCAAGAGAACGGAATCGTGATTTGACAGCTTCCATGTAACTTGGAATATCTTTATCGTTGCCTGCTCCGACTTCAACAAAGATTTGTCGCTTCTCAGGACTTCGAACAACACGGTAGGTCAACATGGAATCCTCAGCCATACACATCTGATCCCAGGTTCTACGAACAGGATCTAATATAGAAGTACCGTATGGATAGAAAAGGCTGTTAGATAATATTCTAAAATGGGTTACTTGCCAATTCTCATAAATTTGGCTGCGCTGAACAAGAGACTTGAATTGAATTGCAAATGGGTCTTCGGGATCAAACCCTTCCAATCTCTCAAGAGAGTTAACTGGCAAGGATACTGCTGCTACAATTCCCTGGTTTGGTACAACTTCATGGTATAGATAAAAATCGCCGTATTTCATGTAAGTTCTTGTCCAAGCACGGATATTATTTTCTACATCCATTACTTCGAAAAACAATTCATGTAATGCTTTTCTGATTTCTGGCTTTTCTGCATAAATGTGAAAGCTTTTGCCTCGTTCATCTGCTCCTGCAATTTCATCTGCATACACATCTAATGCCTTTGAAATTTCAGGAGTTACAAGATCCATTGTTTCAAAAACGGCGTATCTTCCTGCTCTGTTTATTGAAATATCGCTACGAGGACCAATGGGTAATGATTTTGCTTCTGCTCCAAAGGCTCTGCCAAATGTTCTAAACGTCTGTTGGGTAGCTGCTGCTACATTAGGATCGATTTGATAATTTGCTTGTTTAACGAACTTTTGGATAGAAGGGCCAGAACGAAACAATTTTGTTATTCTAGCAAAGAAGTTATTATCAGCCATACATTATACTTTTTCCGTAGTCTAAATACGGAACTAAAATACAATGACAAAAAAGTATAAAATTCCAAAATATAAGGAAAGCCCTAATAATGAAATAACAATGGCTCCTTGTACTGTTCAAGAAGGTCCAAAGTTCCCTTGGGAGTTCATGGAACTTAAGATGAAAGAGATTCCTAAAGCTAAAAGCAAGAAGTTTGATCCATTTTATAAAGAGAAAAGAGTTTATAGGCCAAGGCCAGTTTATTCTAGTTTTGATGAGTTTCCCGAAGAATTACAAATTGTATTTGGTCTAGCGATAAAAATATTTGAAAATATAGAACCAGATTGGATCAAGCTAAAAAGATTTTTAAACGACAAGAGCCCTCCAAAATCAAGATGGCTTTGGGGCTTTTCTTTAAGACACAGAGGAACAGAAAAAATAAAAATAAATCAAAATGATTTACTTGTTTTATATGAATGGAGAAGAAGAACAAATAAAACGGCTACTATTCCATATGAAAAGATGTATGAAGAAGACAAAGGATATATTAATCGTTTAGATGGAATAATAAAGGCCAGTAAAGTATATGGTGACGGTAAATCCATTGAATGGATAAAAAAGCTCTATCTAAGTGAGTTGGAGAAGGAAAAGAAGCATGACTAAACAAAAAAACAAAATGATTCATGAATATCAAGATGTAATTGACGTTCATGAATTTGTTGTTTTAACTGAAGATATGCCTTTTGCCAGAGTAGGAACAAGGCTTGTTAATACTGCCAGACTTCTCGGAAGAGAAGTTGAAAGAAATGTAACCAATGCTGCTGGGCAGGTTGCAAAGGTAGGACAAGCAGCAACGGATACTATTAATCCATTTATTTCATATCCAAGAATGAGCCAAAAAGCCAAGGAGATGGATAAAAAGATTGAAGACCGCTTGGCGCAAGTTGATGCCCGTTATGCGGATGCGATTGCTGCTTTATGGCAATCTGCACAACTTACAGATTTCCAAGCGTTCTTATTTTTCTTAAATCCTGCATTGTATCTCGGAACAAAAACATTGCCAAAAGCTCTTGGGTTTACGGTAAATGCATTAGCAACAGCTTCAGGACAAACTCAAAATCCAATTGCGCTTGCTGCCGCAAGAATTTCAAACGCAGCACGAACCGTAACAACGGCAGGAGGACCAGGAGCTAACCAACCTGCATCTTCCATGGGCGGAGGTTATGGAGGAGGCTATGGAGGGGACTACGGCAGTGGTGATGGCGGCGGTGGGGACTACTAAGGGGAACAAATGGCGAATCTTACTGAGGGCTTTTTAGCAAAAATTAATGCTTGGGCAGAAAACATGAAAAAAAGCGGTGGTGGCAATAAAAAACAAGCCAGTGCTTTAGCATCATTTATGGGCGACGCCCAAATGCAAAACAAAATGCAAGAAGTGGCGGTAGACCAATTAGTTCAAAGTTTTTCTCAGGCTTTAGCATCTATTAAAGATGCAAACGCAAAACAAAATGCTGTTGAACAGTTCTGGTCTACTTGGAAAGATAAAACCAATCAAACGATTTTATCTAACGTAATGAAAAAATATAAACTGATTCCTCGCAAATCCTGACAACAGCGTCTAAACTCTTGGTAACAAAGAGGATACAGATGCCCCGTAAGAAAAAAGCAGTTGCCGAACGTGCCCCACTTGAGATTGGTGAACTAAGAACACTATTGAGTGAGTTCCTAGAGCGTTATAAAAATATTGAGAATGAGATTTCAACTTTAAAAGAAGACCATAAGTTCTTGGTTGAAGAGTACGAAGACAAGGTTGATTCAAAGACACTTAAGCAGGCAATTCGTCTGATGAAGCTTCTTGATTCTGTTGCGAACAAAGATACCTTTGATCTTTATACCTCTGTTCTTGAAGAGATTACAGGAGTTGGTAATGGCTGAAAAAGTTAACGTCCGAGTACCAATCCTTTACTATAATGAGCCTGAAGGTGGTGGGGAGCCTGCTGGCGTTGATCTATTTCCATATATCGATGTTCAAAAGGACGAAGAGTTTCCAAAGGTTCTTTTCGTTCAAGAATGGAGAGAGACTGGCGAGTTTGAAATTACAAACGATGGTAATATGCCAATTGTCGAAAGAGACATTAAACTATTTGTCAACGCAGACATCCTAAAGGATCATCTTACCGAAGAACAATACTTTGATATTAGAACAAAGGCTGGACTGCCAGTAAAGAGAAAGAAATAATTTATGAAACTTCATTCCAAAGCGATTACGCGAATCATCAGTCTTGTAGACACCTATGGTGGTTCTGCAAACCAAGCAAAGCTAATTCAACAGCTTATGAATCTTGATCTAACCCCTTACGAACAAAAGCTTTCTAAGGGTGGAAATATCATCCTCGTTCCCACAGATGATTATGAAAACGAGCTAAGAAACATTAAAACAGTTAGATGAATACTATGGAACCATTAAATCTACAAATTGGCTCTCCAGTCTTTATTATGAGCAAGTCCGATAAACACATTTATCCTGGAATCGTTTATAAAAAAACTACTGATCAAACAATTGGGGGAGAAAAAGTAGTTTGGATGATAATGGTTGGCCCCGAAAACAATCGTAAAGTAATCACATCCGAAGAGCTTGAAGACTTCCAGGTATACAAAAACTTATATGAACTTAAAAAAGTATTGTTCAAACAAGTTATCGAAACAGTAGAAACAAGAGTAAAAGAAGCTACCTCAAACCTAAAAACATGGTATGAGAAAGAAATTCCGCTCCCAGTTCTTGCTCAAGCATTAAAAAGCGATGGACCTCCAAAGGAAAAATCAGGCTTTAAAAGCATTGGCAATGCAACATTTGCAGAGCTTGCTGGGCCGCAGGCTGCAAAGGAACTACAGAAGCAAGCCGCAGAAGTAGTAAAGGCTACTGGTAAGCGAGGACGCCCTCCAAAACAAAGAATTGAACTTCCTCCAATTGAACAAGTTTTAGAACAGAATTTTGAACAAACACAAGAAGCCCAAGCACCATTGCAACCAAATGAAGATGGTTCTCCAAAAATTCGAATAAAAACGAAGCTTCCAGATGGAACAGTAAAATTTATTGATGCAGATGATCTAAACTCAGTACAAGATATTGAATTTTGAAAAGAGACATAGATGACAGACATCCAGACAGAAGTAGTTTTTTCTGACTCCGAGCAATTTGGCCAAGTACTTCAAGGAGCTAAGAAGCTATTTGATGCCGTTAAGACGACAATGGGTCCTTCAGGTAATACCGTTATAATTGAACATGGATATAATAAATTTCCAACTATTACAAAAGATGGGGTTACGGTTGCAAAAGCAATTAATCTCAAACCAAAACTAGAATCTATTGGTGCTTCTTTAATTAAAGAAGTGGCAAGTAGAACAAACGAAGTTGCAGGAGATGGAACAACAACTGCAACTGTATTTGCTTATACACTATTAGAAGAAGCAAACAAAAGAATTTCTAGCGGCATTTCACCACTTGGTATTAAAAGCGGAATTGATGCTGCACTAAAGGATTCTGTTGTTATTCTCGATGGATTGACTACGAAAATTTCGACTTATGATGAATCTGTCAGCGTAGCTACTATCTCTGCAAATGGAGATAAAGAACTTGGGCATTTAATTGCCAAGGCTGTAACAGAGGTTGGAGTCAATGGAGTTGTAACCGTTGAGCCTTCAAAGAGTTTCAATACAACGTTGCATTTAACCAATGGTATGTTACTTGATTCTGGTTATTTAAACCCTTACTTTATAACAAGTAGCGAAAAATCAAATTGTGTTTTAGATGATCCTTACGTGTTAATAACAGACCAAAAAATTGTTGCAATTTCTGATATTGTTCACATTCTTGAGTCTGTTCATACAAGTAAAAAATCGCTTCTTATTATTTGTGATGATATTGAAGGTGACGCCCTCAACGCTGTAATCACAAATAAAATGAAAGGAACATTAAAGATTTGCGCGATTAAAGCACCAAGCTATGGCGAGCATAGACACGATCTACTATCTGATATGGCTAATGTATTGGGTACTGAAATCTTCGGAGGTATTGGAGGAACTCCGCTTACCAAAGTTGGTTTAAAGATGTTAGGGAAAGTTTCTAAGGCAACAATCAATAAAGCTTCTTCTGTACTTGTAACAAAGTCGGACGAAGAAGAAAAGGAAAGACTTGCATTCAAAGTGGCAACAATAGAAAACGCTCTCACATCAGGAGAATCGGATTCTAGAATCATTGATAGACTTCGAATGAGACTTGCAAAACTTACAGGAAGTGTTGCTGTCATTCGTGTTGGTGGTTCTACCGAAGCTGAAATGGGAGAGAAAAAAGATAGAATCGAAGATGCTCTTAATGCAACAATTGCAGCCAACAGAGAGGGTGTTGTTGTTGGTGGTGGGTTTGCTCTACTTCGATGTGCTCATGAGCTTGCCAATATAATTAAAAGCCGTAAGAGCAATAACCCAGAGGAAGTAATTCAAGACTTCAGCTATATTACAGGATATCAAGCTTTTATTACTGCCTGCGAGGCTCCGTTTAAGACAATTGTATCAAACGCGGGTGACAGCAGCGAATTATTATATCGAGACGCGAAGAGAGCCTTTGCACAGGAGGCACTTGATAATAAACCAAACAAAGAGTTTGGATACAATGCGCGAACCCACGAATGGGGAAATCTTCTTGAACAAGGAGTTCTAGATCCAGTGTTGGTAACAAGAAGCGCAATTTCATATGGCACATCAGTTATTAGCTTAGCAATTTCATGTAAAGCAATTATTCTTGATGGATTTATTGATGAGAAAAGAGGAAGCGAATAATGAACAGTAAAGAAAGAGTTAAGATTGTTAATAAAGACCAATCAGTTGCAAATGCTGATGGCAGATCAGTGGCATACGGATATACGTTAGCCAGAAAAGCTAATGGAGAAATTGTAACACGTTCTGACGGTGTTTTCGCACTCGAAAGTGTCGGAGGAATTATCTGTGGTGAAACTGGATATATTACTGGTCCTGCTGTTCAAACGTTATTTGCTTTCATCAAAGATGGCCAAGTTGGCCGTTCATCAACAAATAATGATATTAGCGGACAAGAAACAACATATGTTATTCCTGTGTTTTTAGATCGTTATCAAAAAGAAGTGTACATACACACAACTAATATTCAATTCGTTTGATATGTATTTAACGCCACGAGGATAAAATGTCAGATATACCAACAGTTTATAGTACAGGAATGAATAATGCAGCGGAATTCGTTGCAAGCGGTTGGCCTTATGCTCAACGAGTTACTGGAGGAAGCGTCGTAACTTTCCCATGGGTAACAAACGAAATTTATCTTACAAATGATTCTGGCGCGACAATGTATGTTGGATTTACAGCCGCAGGTGTTACGAGTTCTAATAGAATTCCTGTATTAAACAACGTTCCGTTAACTCTTCGAATTAAAGCAACGAAACTTTATACCTCTGGTTCAACATCTGGAAGCTTGCATGTCGCTGCCGCGTTAACCAACATCACTCCAGCGCAATATCCAACACTAGTTCCATATTCTACGGTTGTACACAACCCAGCCGACGAAACATTAACTAAGAAATACCCAGGGGTCTGATATACTTAAAGCCCAAGGGTAGGTTAACAGGAAAAACATATGGCATATACACCAAACGAAATCTTTACAAGTTCATTCTCAGTTCAAAATGTAAGCGGAAGTATTTTTGCTTTTATTCGCGAACCATCAACAAGCTATTGCACACTCAAACTGCTTGGTGGTTCGATGGGTGTTGGAACAACTCAAGTTGGATTTGCAATTGATTCATCAATTATTGCAGCATTTACAAGCGCATTATCAGGTGCAGTTGCAGTTGGCAACGGCTACACATACGGCTGAATTATATCGTTTAAAAGCAAATATTGCCGACCATCAGTATTAGGTCGGCTTTTTCGCTTTAAATTTCAGGCGCGGAGAATAACTTGAAGGTCGTCATGCAGAGACTTTGCCTTCAAAATTGCCGCATTACCAACCTCGGCAGTCATCGTAACAGACTGTAGAGTGTGATGAGTAACCTTATCAAACATATTCATGTTTGCCTGTGCAGAGTGATTGAGAGACTTCAAAATCTTGAAACGATTCAAGAAAATAATACGAATTGATTCCTTCTGTGCCTCATAGAGCAAACGAAGCCTTGCCGTGATTTCTGCAACATGCTGTGGAAGATGAGTCTGCGGGTTATACCTGACGTTTTCAAGCATGTTGGCGAGAACACTGATATTCCTATGAACCACTGGTGCAATGGCCAAAACATTCGAGGAATTTTCCTCGTTCATTACAGGAATATTGATTTCGGAAATCAATGGAAGAAATTCGACCATCTGCATGGTTGCCGCATCACCAGTAATTTCTGGTGAATTAAGAACGCCAATCATTGTACGAAGCTGCATATCAGCTTGGTCACACTTATGAACCATGTTACCAAGATGGATAACAAGGCCGTTGAAATCAATACCCGACAAGTTTTGGCTCATGACACACTCACTTCATTTTCGAAAGTTCAAGGTTTTCACGCCCAATCATATTCTTAGGCGCTGGTTTTGGGGCACTCATACGGCGAAATTCGTTTTCGCTAAGACGACGAACAATTTGTCCATGTGTAAGATCATATGCACTAACTCGTAGCTCAACATAATCTCCAATAAGAATCTGAATCTTGTTGAAGCGAAGTCGTCCCGACAACTTGCCTTTGATCATTCCCTCTGGGGTATCTACCTCGTAGATTTCATGAACCGCTGAAGAAACTTTGCCGAGGAGTTGAAGGTGATCTGATTTTTCTTGCATTTAGTTGGTATCTCCGTTTGTTGTATGAGTAAGTTATATCAAGGTTTCTATGG